CTAACGACGCGGGAACTTGCGCCCGATTGCGCGGCTGAGCTCCTTGCGCGCTGCCGCGACAGCCTTCTTGCGCAAGCTGGCACGGACATCGGACATGGTCCCGTAGACGTGGCCGCAGTCGGCGCATGTGACGACAGCGTCATCGCCGGCTTCTTCGTCATAGGAGAAGCGGGTGCCGTCACACTCTGGGCAGTTGAGCTTGATTTTCATGGCGCAAAGTCCCCCGAAGGCGACGGTATCATTGGCGACGTTGGAGTCGAGTCATGAGCGCCATCCTGTTCAGCCGCGCGATCGGCCCGGTTCCTGTCGACTGCGTCATGCGGGAGGGGCCGAGCCACGGCCTCGGCATTTCCGAGATCCCGATCGAGACCGGCGCCAAGATCACGGACCATGCCTATATCGAGCCGAAGCGCGTGAGGCTTGAGTTCGCGGCCGGTTCCGGCGCCGCAGCCTTCAATGCCCTTGTAGCCTTTCAGGAGACGCGGGTGCCCTTCACCGTCGTGACCGGCCTGTTCGTCTACTCGAACATGCTGATCGCCCGGATGGAGGCGGATCGCACCTCAGAATGGTCGACCATCCTGAACGGCTACGTCGAGCTGCAGGAGGCGATCATTGTCGAGACCGCCTACACGGCGGCAGAGGACGGCGATGCTGTCAGCAGTGCCCAGCCGGGCGGGAAAGACAGCACGCAGTCGGCAACCCCGTCACAGGGGCGCTCGGGCGACGCAGCGACGGCCAACCGCGCGAGCGGGACGACGATGCGCGGTGACGTGCCGGCGAGCATGGTGCCTGCCGGCCAAAGCCAGTCCATTCTGAGGTCTGTGTTCTGATGATCGAGTTCCCCATCACGGACGCCGCGGACCAGCAGTTCGGCGCGGTGCTCAACAATCGCCGCGTCACGCTGCGCCTGCGCTACAACGTCACCACGGATCGCTGGTCCTTCAATCTCTCGATCGACGACACCCCGGTGCTGCATGGGCGGCGGATCGTGCAGGGTGTCGACCTGCTCGCCGCCTTCGACTTCGGCATCGGGGCGATCTTCGCCTATTCGACCGATGAGTCGTCCGAGGCGAACCGGGACAACCTGCCGTCCGGTGTCGTGCGCCTCTACCACGCCACGGCGGCGGAAATCGAAGCGGCAACGGCCTGACCATGCAGCAGTATCGTCGCAAGGTCCGCCTACAGGCATCGGGTGGCGGCAGCTCGCTGTCGATCAATCAGGGATCGTTCAACCTGCACGACATCAAGATCGGCTTCTCGGTTTCGAAGTCGATCAGTTCGCAGGCCAACAGCGCGGAAATACGCATCTGGAACCTCGCCGAGAGCAGCCGGAACGCCATCGGCAAGGAACTGGACCAGATCACGCTGGAGGCCGGCTACATGCCGCCCACCGGCGGCGACAATGTCGGCATCATCTTCAAGGGGCAGATTCGCGATCCGAAGCACACCCGCGAGGGGCCGGACATCATCACGACGCTGACTTGCGGCGATGGCGACGCGGCGTTCCGCCGGGCGCGCATCTCGAAGACGTTCCCGGCCGGGACCAAGGTCGAGGACGTCGTCGAGGGCGTGTTCCAGGAACTGGAGAAGGACGGCGTCTCGCGTGGCGAGTGGCGGTTCCCCGACGATCTTCAGCCCTATCGCCGTCCCTATTCGATGTGCGGCTCCTGCAAGCGGGAGCTCGACACCATCGGGCGCGGCAAGGGCTTCTACTGGTCGGTGCAGAATGGCGCGATGGAGGTCATCCCGGCGGATGGGTTCGTCGGCGGCATGGTGCTGATCACGCCTCAGACCGGCATGATCGACGTCCCGACGATCACCGACAACGGGATCGAGGTATCCTGCCTGCTGAACCCGGAAATCCGGCCCGGCCGCCGCGTCCGTGTTGAAAGCCAGGTGCTGGAGATGAACGCCGAGGGCGGCGTCTACCGCGTCGCGGACGTGACGTTCAGCGGCGATAACCGCGACGGCGATTTCCGCGCCGATCTTGGCTGCGAGGCCATCAAGGGCGGCAAGGTCGACCAAGGGATCAAGCCATGAGCAGCGCCGGCTATATCGGCAAGCGCACGAACTGGACGGACGACGTCGTCGGCGCTTCTCAGGTCGAGGAGCGTCAATCCCAATGGGGCGAGATCGACGGCGAGATCGTGGCATTCGATCCGGTTCGGCAGACCGCGACCGTCCGCCCGCTCTACAAGCCCAAGTTCAACGGCGAACTGGTCGACATGCCGGACCTGCTGGAGGTGCCTGTGCGCTTCCAGCGGACGGGGAAGGGCGCGATCACCTATCCGGTTGCCCCCGGCGACAAGGTCAGCCTCCGACCCAAGATGCGGTCGAGCGAGAATTACCACGTCGACGGCGACGGGTCGGCGAGCGATGCGCGCTCGTTCAATCTCTCGGACATGGAGGCGCATCTCGACGGCGGGGAAAGCCTTCAAGACCCGATCACGAATTTCGATGCTGAGAACGTGCACATTCGGGCGAACGCGGATGGCACGCACGGGGTGCGCCTGAGCCCCGACGGCAAGGTCCAGATCGAGGGCGCCGAGGGCGACGCCTTCGACATCATCGCGACCGCGCTGGAGCTGATCGCTGCCGACCAACTGCAGATCGCCTATGGCTCATCTGCCGGCACGGGCCACGCTCTCTTCAACCGAGTGCCCTTGATGGCGCTCGCCGCCAAACTCCGAGCCATGGCGTTCTGATTTACATGCGCCAATGCTTTGATTCTGTTAGAATAAAGCGCGAACATGTGCATCGGCAGAGGGCTTTGCGATGGCTCAGAAAGTCACCCCGGATCAGAGGCTGCTGCTTACCCTTCTCGATTACGATCCCGGTACCGGATTGCTGACTTGGAAAGCGCGGGCCGCCGATATGTTTGGCGAGGCCGAGCGTAGCAAGGAGCATCGCGCGGCCAACTGGAACAGCAAGAACGCGGGGCGGGAGGCTTTCGGGGTCATCTCCCCGAACGGCTACAAGGCGGGGAAGATAGGCAGTGACCGCTTTTACGCTCACCGACTGATTTGGAAGATGGTTCACGGTGTTGAGCCTGAACACATCGACCATATCAACGGCGTCAGGACCGACAATCGTCTGGTCAACTTGCGGTCTGTGCCGCGCGTCCTGAACAACAGGAACATGCGACGCTCAATGCGAGCCAGTCTCGTGCCCGGTGTTCGCCCGAGCCTGACCGCAGGAAAATGGGTCAGCGTGATTTCGTTGAATAACCAGACAAAGCATCTCGGGACATTCAAAAGCTTCGATGAGGCCGTTGCTGCGCGAAAAGAAGCGGAGCGGCAGAACGGCTTTCATCCGAACCATGGGCGATCTCATGCCAAACCACATCGGCTTAGCACTCCGCCCGAATGATTTCGGGATACACGATCTTGCGCTCACCTCGTCGGGCGACTTGGAGTTGGTTTATGGCGCAGAGGCGGTGGGTCAGCACGCTCGCCAAAGGCTGATGACGCATAGTCAGGAGTGGTTCCTCGACACGGCGGCCGGCGTGCCGTGGCTGTCCGACATCCTCGGCCGCAAATACGACCCCGCGCTCGCCGAGGCCGTCGTGAAGGCGGAAATCATGGGCACGCACGGCGTCACCGGCACCGACAATTTCTCGATTTCCTTCGTGCGCGGCACCCGCGAGCTGCGCATCCGCGACATCTCTGTCACCACCACCTATGACGAGACGGTGAACATATGACTTATGGCGTCGTCTCCACCGGCTACAACCGCAAGCCGCTCGCGGTCATCCTCGCCGAGATCGAGGAAGCCAACATCGTCACGTTCGGCCCGAACGTGGTCCAAACCTCGCAGTCGCCGCTCGGACAGTTGAACGGACTGTTCGCCGACCTGTCCGCCCAGCTTTGGGAACACGGCGAGGACGTCTATCAGTCCTACGACCCCGACCAGGCCGAAGGCACCCGGCTGGAAATGCTGGGCAAGCTGCGGCTGCTCGCCCGCGCCACTGGCGAGCTCGACCCATCCTATCGGCAGGCGATCACGAACGCCGGCCGTGCGCGCATCGACCTGCAGGATTTGATCCGCGCCGTGCAGAACATCGCCGGCGTCACCTATGTGCAGGTCTTCGTCAACGATACTGATGCGGTCGACGCCGATGGACTGGAGCCGCATTCGGTATCCGTGGCGGTCCTCGGCGGGAATGATGCCGAAATTGCCCTCACTGTGCGTGCCTATGTCGTGCCCGGCATCGGAACCAGTGGGAACCTGCGTGTCGACACGCTCGCTGATGGTGTCTGCCGGTCGATTTGGCTTACCCGTCCGGTCGCAGTCCCGATCACGCTCACCATCACGGTCATTCGGCGCTCCGACAATCTGGGATGCCCACCGGCCGCCCTCACCGCCATCGCCGAAGGGTTGGTTGCCGACCTGGACGGAGATCGGCGCCTGATCAATGGCGAGGACGTCACCGTCCACGCTATCCGCTCTGCGATCGAGGCCCGTTATCCGAATGTCGAGGTCGTGACTGTCGCCGGCAGCCGGGACGGCGACGCGACGATGCCGCTCGCCATCGGCTTCAACGAGATTGCCTCCTTCGCCCTCGGCGACATCACGGTTGAGAACGACTGATCATGGTAAATTCGTCGTCTGGATCCGTTCTGGCATCCGGCCTTGTGCCATCGTCATATGTTCTTGGCGATATTGTTGACGGAGAAATATCAAAAGTTCTCACTCAGTACCGTGAGAGCACAAGCCTCCTCGGGCTAATTCGTGCTTACCTTGTACAGATCGACAAGGCGCTCCGCTCTATCCATGAAATACCGTCATTTTTTGATCTTGATACGGCCATAGGCGACCAGCTTACATTGCTCGGGAAGCGCCTTGGCCTCCCGCGTGAGCATTGCATCTGCACCATTTCTCCCGTTTTTGGGTTCAAGTGCGGCGGCGCCTACACCGGCCCGTACACCATCGTTGGGTTCTGCGAGGGCGGAACGTGGAGCGGATGCCGAGATACGGGAACCTCGACCGTCCGCATCGATAGCGACGAGGTCTACCGCCGATATCTCAAGGCGCGACGCTATCAGGCGCTCGGGCTCTATGACGCGGAATCGCTGCTGTCGGCGGCGCGCCACATCTGGGGTGACAGCGCACAGGTCCACAACAAGGGGCGCGGCCGCGTTGTCGTGACGCCGGGCCGCGCACTGAGCGCCGACG